CTTCAAACGGGTGTTGCTCCTTCAGGTTCGGGTTTTAACCAGCAATGGGGACAGGATGCAGGGTGGCAAGCCCGTGAGGACTACCACTTCACATCCAAGTACACCGGTCTAGCGAAAGCTAGCCGGCGTGCCGAATCCTTCAGCGACCAGGCGCAGGACATACTCAAGAGATTGGGACTGGTAGACGACCCCACTTTGCTGTGGGATTTGACGCCATATTCCTGGTTGGTAGACTGGTTCACCACTATGGGTGAGTCGATCTCCAACGCACAGACGTATTCCCCTGTTACGGGGAAGTATAACGTCGACTACGCCTATCTCACCACCATGCATACGTTCGACGCTAAGGGTCAGTTAACCCGACCCTTGTCGATCGCTGCTGGTAGTAGGATGACTTTCTCGCGGCCCAGTTCAATACTGACCTCAACGACAAAGTGGCGTGAACGTGCAACTCCCTTCGGGTTTGGCACCCAAATGGGAAGCTTGACTGCTTCTCAATTTGGGATCCTAGTGGCGCTGGGTTTAGCCCAGTTCCGCTAACCACAATTGAACACGGACAATTGAACAACAATTGAACATGGACAGGAGTCCAAGATGGCATTTTCCGATCCTCAGTCAGTAACCGTTTCGACCGTTGCTTACCCGCTTCTGCGGGTTAACACCGGTACGACCGGTGGTCGCTTCGTCTCTGCAGATGCAGTGCGCGAGCTGACCATCGACCCTCGTGGGTCGGCTAAGCGCCGACGCAACGTGGGCCGCTTCTTCACGAAGCGGACTGTCCTTGACCCTCTCGGGTCGGGGCTGTCCACGGTGGTTCAGAGCATGGTGTCGATCACGATTGATCGCCCTAACTCTGGAGTCACTGACGCCGAAGTCCTCGCGGACCTCCTTGGCGCCATTAAGTGGCTCACTGACACCTCGAACGCGAACGCTGCAAAGCTTATCGCGGGCGAGAACTGACCGTGACCGACACGATTCTCATCCTGTCGATCATTTTCCTCACTGGTGCTGTCGGTACATGTATCGGCGGCATGGTGGGAGCGGTCATGAAGCGTAGCTAACCCGGCGTCCCGAGGTGACGATCCTTCTGGATCGTCGCCCCGAGGCCCTTGGTGAACCGAGCTTCACGGAATGTCGTCTTGGCTTGGAACTACTAGCCCTTTGAAAGGGGGCAGAGTTGAAAAGCCAAGTCATTCTCCTCGAGCACATGCTGCTTGACGCAGCAGATGCTCTGGGGTTCAGTGCAAAGCGAGACATAGTCACGCTCTGGAAAAGATTCGATGAGGAAGGTTTACCCTTCCTCACGATCACAATGCCACGACTAGACGATCTGCTACTTGCAGGTCTGAAAGCCGGACAACTCCCGTCTTATGAAGGGTGGTTGTCGCGTTGTGCCTATCCTGAGTTCCTGAGTGGACTCTGGGAGAGGATCTTTGATAGGGACGGATTCGTCTTGTCCACCCCTAGCGTACAGGCGATCCGCTGGCTGCGTCAGATCTCAAGACTTCACAAGAAGATCTTTGAGGTCTGCGATGACCAGAGGGTCAACGACGAGATCGACAACTTCGTATCGGTAGACATGTGTCTGCCGGGAAGGAGTGAGATTCTCGAAGTTTTGGACCCGTACGCGCGAGAAGTGACCCATATTTTGTTTGGGTCGCTAATCGGTGAGGCCATGTACACCATCTCAGATGGGAAGCATGGCCCGGGAGCTGTAGCTGAACACTTCGGATCGAATGGGAGGTGGGCTTTCGAAGCCATCTCCCCTCAGATCGAAGAGCTGGTTGGCGTTGAGTATTTTAGGTCCTCATGGATCGACCTACTCGAACGCCCTCCTCTTCTTGAGGAGACTCCTGCTCGACTGATCGCCGTTCCGAAAACGGCCACGAAGCCTCGATTGATTTCGATCGAGCCTTCTTACAATCAGTTCGTACAGCAGGCCCTTCAATTAAGGCTGAAAGCCTTGCTTGAAGAGGGTGACTTCGCGTGTTCTTACACGTATCAGTCACACAACCAGCAGCGAGCCCTGGACGGGTCGGTCATGGGCCATGTGGCCACGATCGATCTTTCCGAGGCTTCGGATCGGGTTAGCTGGGCATTGGTTGAGGAACTATTCGGATTTAACCCCGAATTCGTCCGATACCTCCGCCTCAGCAGATCCCGATTCGTTGAGCTCCCTGACGGAGACTTGGT